TGCCTGAACGGCCTACGTGCCTGTTCCCTGTGTGCCAGATCCGCAAGTTTACTTTTGAGTCCATATGCCTCAATCTGTTTTACCAGTTCTGATTTATTTTTTCCTGTCATTCGCAACAAACTTTATCTTCCTATTTAAAGCATATTGCATGTGGGTGTCAAGTTTCTTTCTCACAAATATCGCCTTGTCCGCCAACCTCTTGACCCTGTCCGCGTCCTCCGGAGACAGTTGATCACTCCTGAAGGATTCAAGTGCGTGTGCCCGGATAAATTTAACATCCGTATCTGTGACGTAGACTCGTGCCTTAGGTGCTATCTGTATGAACATTTATTGGTAATATTAGCCTGGCATCTTCATCAGGATCACCACCACTGTAGATAGTAAGCCTGCGACCACTGTGCCCGCCGTTGCTATGATTGTCTTTGTCTGTGACTTGTGACCTGCTGTCATCTCTTCGTTCATTCTACCTAGACGAAGTTCGATCGCACTCAGTCTGTCGTGTAACCCTTTGTATCTCTCTGAGCAAAGGTCCACGTGTGCTTCAAGGTTCTGTTTCTCTAATTCTGTTGTACTCATCAATATTATGTATTCTCTTAATTCCTGTTTGATCTCTCTGATCTCCGCCGTTATAGCCTGGAACTGTGCCTGTCGCATTGCCTAGATGAGCCTCTGTGTGTTTTTGTTTGTGCCTAAAATGTACTGTTATTTATCAGTGGGACCGGCGTATGAAAAGTACGTGTTTATGACTCCACCCGCCAGTGCTCCGATGATCTTTTGCCTGTCCGTGCCCTGCATTTCCTTGGTGACGAAGGTGTGTATGGGCAGGTGTGCTGTGTTGGTGCAGTCAGCGACGATGGGTATGAGGCTGAAGTCTTCCACTAGGCTTGCCGTTGGATCTGTGATGTCTCCGTACACTCCTGACTGCTCCGTGAAGAACTGGAAGTGCCATGTGGTGTGTGGGCCTTCGTAGTAGGATCCGAATGCGTGATTGCCCAGGTCGTGCAGTTCCACCTTCTGTGGTGCATGATCCCATGTGATGTTACCCCTCATCTGCAACAGTTGTATCATGGTGGAGAAGTTGCTGTTCTGATTTCTGGCAACAGATAGTGTGTGTTTGTCGTGCACCTTTGCTCCTGACTCTGTTGTGAAAGGAAAGGGCCGTTTGAGATTGCCGTTGTCGGTGATATCAACCAGTGTGTGTATTCTATACTCGTGACTCATGATATTGCTTTATATCTAAAGGTTGTTGTAATCCGCTGTCTATTTCGGTCCATGATATTTTAGGTATCAAGTGTATGTGTTCGTAGTTTTTAATTTTTTCGAGTATACTATTCCGATCCAGCAGGTCAAATTCAAGATCAAAGTTAGAGAGATAATAGATGTCAGATTTTTTCCTAGCAATATCATCATAGTTGTATGATATCCCACTGGTCTTCTCTTTTCCTGGCGTCAATGTCATGAACCTTTGCCATTCCATGAGGTCATCTAGCAATGCGTCATCCTTGCCTATTGTGTCTGACAGTATTCTATGGAAGAGGTCTGACATTTCGTCGTAATTGAAATGGAAACGATACCTTGGCATGGTCTCATGCACAAGGAAACCTATGTCATCGTTGTCACGCCTCATGAGGAATTTGTCCTTGCCTGTAAACCATCTACACATGGCATCCAGGTCTTTGACCACACAGTCTGGCAGTAGGTGCCTGTTGTCTGGGTTAAAGAATCTTGTAAATGATCTAACAAAATCCTTATCTGATTTTCCATGGTAGTTCTTCAAATATCTCAATGGAGTATCTATCCATCTAGTCATTCCTGACACGTGTGATAACAATACGAACATGTAATACACGGTCATGATCTCTGTGGAATTAATGGTATCAGATTTGATAAGGTAGTTGTTCCTATTTTGAGTGCTAGTGTAGTCCACGCCATCCAGTTCTATGTACTTCATACCCGACACCGATGTCATTCTATGCCATGCTTCACCCGTCTCATGGTAAATTTTATTATCGTCGGTCAATGGTGAGTTTGGTATGACCCTATACAGATTGGGTGGTCTCTGGGACAACAGATCATTTTGGAACAGATCGTAGAGTGTGTTTGACAGCGTCTCATAACTCTGTCCCGGAAGTCCCACTATGATATCAACCTGGTTGAGGTTGTATCTCTGGTGCTTGGTCACCTCTTTGAATTTTTCTATCTTTTCGAACTCGTTAGACATAGGTCTACCGTTCAGTTTCAATACATCAGGGTTTGTGTCTTGCAGGGCAAGGTATGAATAACGCACCAATCCCGCCTGTGTGATTGAACTGGAGTTGATTAGTTCTATTATCTCGAACACATTTTCTATGTTGTTCTTGGCCATGGTGGGATTAATGAAACTGACATTGTTATCAACATTCTTGGCAATGAAATATTTCACCAGATCTATGTATTCCTTCACAATCCCAAAATTTTGGTCTATGATTTCATAGTCTATGTTCTTGAACTGCACAAGGAAATCAATTTCTTTATACATGTACTCGATGGGTCTACGATTAACTTTAGTCCACAAGGAAGTGCCTTGTTCACAGAAAGAACAGGAGTATGGACAGCCATGTAAAAAATAGCTCTGGAAAATAACGTTCTGGTATTTTTCATGATAGGAGTTTATGAGATCTGTCACTTCGTCACGGAAGTTTTCCACGAAGTTGATCAGCAAAGGATCGTGTCTTCTAGGTAATGGCTTATTTTTTATAATCTTATTCTCTTTGAGATGAGAAACTCCATCTAAATCTAATACAGGAATACCATCAATGCGAGCATCAATCACACGTCTGAATATCTCGATCCCTGGACCTAGAATCACTAAATCGATGGCAGGATTTTTATCTAGAAATTCTTTGGTGGCCTCAGCGGATGGTCCTCCTGCAATGATCAGTGCGTTGGGGTTATTTTTCCTGTACCACTCGGCATTCTTCAGAACAACGTCTATGTTCCACCCATATACCCCCAGGCCGATGATGTCTGGTTTGTCTTTGATCAGTTTTTGCTGTAGTTCGGGATTGCTTTCTATCGGTTTGGGATCATCACTGAACGACCATGTGGTCTTTTTGAAATTTTCTGGCGACCGTTGATAGAAATGATCTTTCACCCAGAAGTAAAAGAAAGGTAGTCGTTTACCAGTTTTCTGATCTTTCTTTGGAATATTCCCATGTACCAATGCCAGTGAATCGACATTGATCGAATCTATGTGTACGTGTTGCATACCGATATTTAAGTCAATAAAAAAGGGCGAACCTAATTAAAGATCCGCCCCTTTGGTAATTGTGTGTCAGTCTTGATACTCTACCTTCTCCCAGTACTGCCAGTCTGGTGCCAGATATTCGTCTAGTTGTTTCTGCCTGTCTGGGTTCTCCCTCAACCAGGCTTTGAGTTCTCTGACTCCCTTGTCCTCGAGGCTCTTTATCTCTGGTTTGCTGTGTCGCAGTGCCTTCTCGTGTGGAATGTTGCCATAGCAAAGTAGTCCATGTGTCTTGGCAAAGTTGATCATCCTGTCATTGAGGCCCGCGTCACACTTGATAAGGTGTTGCGGTTTGATATCTTGCATGATGTCATGATACCTCAGTGTGCCTCTTCCGAAGTGTGGCCACTGTTCCATTATCTTGTCGTTGGCCCACCAGCCGTACCATGGCATGAAATAGAACATGTCCTTGATGCCTGACCACCAACGTTCTTCCGGATGACGTATCAGCGTGAAGATCTCACTCTGGTCCTCGTACTGGTCGAAGGGTGGTTGCTGTAATATTATCTCCGGGTGGTAATCCCTCCATAACCATCTCTTGATGTTCCTGCCCGCACAGACGTCATGGGACAAATATCGCATACGTTTGAGGTTTGTGAATGCCTTGGGCATGTGTTCATCCTTGGGCATGGCGTAGATCCTTGGGGTCTTATCTCGCAGTTTGGAATCTGCACTCAATATTATCTTTATCGCTTCTTGTAAATGTGTTGGCATGTGATTATTTACTCGTAAAAAAAGGGCGAACCTAATAAAAGATCCGCCCTTTGGTAATTGTGTATCAGTCTAATTGGATTAGAATGATGCCGCTGTAGCCGCCACAACAGTCGCCGAGTTCAAGTTAACTGGACCTGCACCAACTGAAGTTAAAAGTCTTAACTCAGTTTGTAGGTACGCCGCTAACGTCTCGCTGTTTGTACCATCGTACGTGTCAGTTCCGAACTCACCTTCCCAGATGATGTCAAAAACTTGACCATCGTTGGCACCATCACTTCTTAATTTAGTGATGATAAGTGGTGTTCCAATTTGCGAAAGGTTTGCTATCGCTAATTGTACCGCACCCAATGGTCCCATTTCAGTGCTAGCGAAGTTCGTGCCGTTAACTGCAAAGTCTACAGTCACAGCCGTGATCGTCTTACCTGAAAGGTGATCAGTTGTGTTTGCTTTAGTTGGGTTTACTTTAGTTGTCATTGTCTGTATCTCCTATGCTATACTATTAAACAGCGATTGCTAATGTTTTAGCCGTTACTGTCGCAGATGAGAAGTTGGCAGTGTTTCTTGGAGTGGCACTTGCCGCTCTTCCCGCCGTGTCAACCGCTCTGATTGCATCTCTGATACCGTTCGCAGTGATGTGGTTAGCAACGTCCAAACTGTCAGTTCTCACCATGTAAGTAAGTTCTGTGTCTGAGTTTCCTAACGGACCAGTTGCCAGGATGTTGATTCCTAGGTTCATGATAGCCGCTTGTACTAGTGCTAAACCAGCCACAGTTGAATCCGCTTGTGGATCACCTACCTCCGCTGATACGTCTGCGATGAAGTCTACTGTGAAGTATGATACATCAACACCTTCTTGCTCTGCCGCAACAGGTAGAGATGTAAAGTTATTTCTTGATATTGGCATAATATTATTTCTCCTATCCTATTATATTTCTAAGTTTTCGATCTTAGCAGTAGTGCCAGAGTCGTTTAAGTCAATACTATCAACTGTTCCAAGTGCTTTAAGTGCCGCAAGTAGTGTTCCTACTGACGAACCGTCTGCGCCTGATTCAGTTAATGTGAAAGAACCACCTGAACTCGCTGGTGAACCAACGAACATGTCTGTACCTTCAACTATGTATGTTCTAGAAGCATTCGTATCGAATAACGGGCCTGAACCTACGATGTTACCGTATTGTCTGACTGTGTTTTCGATTGCGTTTGCTGTCTCGTTTTTTAACAAGTGATTCGCTAACTCCTCACCTGCATCAATCGTGATGAACTCAAGTTCTTTTCCTAGAAAAGATTGTGTTCCCGCCACGAATGTCGTGTTGTTTTCCGTTGCCATTTTTAATCCTCCTTTTTTCTGATTAAATGACTATGATCCCGCTCAGGGATCAAGTTGCAAGTATTTATTGGTAAGATTGGTAAATTATGCTGTAATATTACTTTTTCAGCCACACTTCGTCACTCTTTGTGCGTTTTAGGAACTTGTAGCCTAGGTCTTTCAGTATAGACTCACATTTCATAACAATATCCGTCCTCTTGTCCCTCTTCATTTCAATGTTGATCACGGGATCGTTCTTGCTCAATGTTTCCCTCGCTCCGTTCAGTAATGGTATCTCAAAGCCGTCAACGTCTATCTTCACGAGGTCAACATTGGTCAATCCGAAACTGTCAAGTGTCCTACAGTCTATGTCTCCATCCTCTTGTTGTAACACTGTTGAGTTGAAGTCTTGCTTGGCTTTGTGTTCCCGGTCCGATAATCCGTAAGGCCATAGCAATACATTTTTCTCTTGTATGTTCTTCTCGAAACATTCTCTGAAGTTGGGGTTTGGTTCGAAGCACACCACACTCTTGAAACGTTTGGCCAGTGGCCGGGTCCATTGTCCTATGTTGCTACCTATGTCCAGGCACACACGCCACTGCTCGATGTATTGCAGAGCGGCATCTCTCTGTGCCTGCTGTCCGTTGCCTGCGTCTTCTAGGTAAGTGGGTTTGGTGTGATGTCCGTAAAGTACCCAGAAACTATTCGCTTGCGGCATCACATTCCTTACAAGCACAGTCTGGACAGTCCCTACATTCTGTACATGAACTCTTGCAATGCTGTTCGCACCCGCATTTCTCACAGATGTATTTGATCATCATAGTTCCTTGAATTTCTTCAGTATGTCTGTGTTGGGCAGTTTGGCCTGTAGTTGCTGTTGTAGTCTGTGTAAGGTCTGCATCTTAGTCCTAACATCCAACTTCGTGTAGTTGGCCACCGCTCGCCTGATGTTCTTTAGATTAGCATCGGTGATGTTAAGGGATCTCTCCAGATGGGTAAGGTTCTTGAAATGGTTTTCCCAACTTCTCAGATACCTTCTCAGTGCCATCACGGGCACCGGCTGTCTCTGCCTCATGGCCTGTGCTTCATCCTTGTTCTTCAATTTTTTTGTAATCTCGGGATCACCTGACACGATGGCCAGCATGTTGGACAGGTCATTGTTGATCATCCTCACTTGATCGAATGTGCCCTTGGCCATGGTCTGACTAGCATATGATTTGGTAAACTCTGCCGTGGACTTGTTCTGGCTCATCAATGCCAATGCTAGGAAACTTAGGTAAATTCTCTCTGTTACTTCTGGGAATGTGAATCTCTGCAAGTCACTATGCCTTCTTATTACCTTGCCCTCAGATACATACTTTAAAAATGGTGTTAACATATAGGTATTTATAGAACATATGCAACGTAATTTTATATTGACTGATGTCATGAAAACTGGTCGCCACGAGGCACTAGAAGATTTTATTAGACATCACAGTCTATCTGATCAAACGTTTGATATGACCGGCGAGTATTATCTCTTGCATAACTACGACCTAGACACTTATGATCGAAAGTTTGCTATCATAGACACGAACAAAGCCAACGTTCGAATCAAGGACAACAAAGAATTTGCCTTAGAATTACAAAAACGTTGTGACCTACTACATAGCCAGGGTTTTGTGTTCATAAAGGCCAACCCTTGGGAGTCTCTGGAAAACATAACCACCACCCCACAGTATCCTGAGACAGACATAAAAAATATACAGTATCCTGAGATAGACATAAAACATATCAAGTGGACAGGAGGCACTAGTTGGTTCTGGTTCATGATGTATGAAAAACACAAAGGCAAAAAATTCAACTTCAATCATTCAAAGAAAAAATATGACTTTTTATACCTTAACAAACAATCTAGGGCACATAGGAAGAAACTGTACGAAGTGCTATCGAACAAAGGCATTCTAGAGAACAGTCTACACACCCGTTGGCCTACCAGGAAACTGCCTGCGGAATATGAACTTCCTTGGGCACAGGATTATCCGCAGTATGGCATGGACCAAGACATATACGAGAAGCCTTACAACGATACCGCTTGTAGTATTGTGTCAGAGACCAACGACAATGATCATGAAGTGTTCATGACAGAAAAAATATGGAAACCAATAATAGCACAACAGTTTTTCGTTGTGCATGGGAATTATCTTTATCTCCAGAAGTTGAGGGATATGGGATTCAGGACATTCAACAACTACTTCGAAGAAGCATATGACTTAGACAGGGATCCAGATGTGAGAATCAACACCATTGCTGATGTGTGTGACCGATTGCGTGACGCTCCATGGCAAGATATGTATCTGCAGAGCAAAGCATTAAGGCAGTATAACTTCGATCATTTCTTTAATCGAGAAAAATTGAGTTTAGAGATCAATAAAACTTTAAATCTATTTCTTGAATTTGCTGATACCAGTCAGGTTTCTTCTTGAAAATCCTAGTCTATCAACTAACTTAACAGCATTGCCTGACCTGTCCACTGCGACGAATCCCTCTGGCTCGGTTACCTCTAACCCACCGTCCGTCTGCTGGAATGAACCTATGGCCTGTGCCTGGTTCATCTTCTTGAGTACGAACGCTTTCATGGTTTGTACCGCCTTGTAGAACATCAGCATGGCCTGTAATGGCTTCTTGGCCCTGTTAAGGAAAACGGGCATCTGTTTCATCTTGTCCTGTCTCAGTTGCAAGGCCTTCTGTGCCTTCAGTCCGGACATCTGCTGTTGCATCCTGTCGTTATAGAATGTTTTGAATCCTAACAAAAATTTATTGACATCACCCGGCAACTGTCCTTGCTTAACCATCGCATTAATGTACATTTGGAACATGGGTATGAAGTCTTGGTTCTGTCCCAGCACACTTGATAGGTTTCGTGGTACACCATTCAATAGATTTTCCAGTTTTTCAATGCCATTGTAGAATTGTTTTGTTTCATCATCTGTGAACTTGGCACTACCTGAAACGTCCTTGTATGTGGCATTGTCAAAGAACACATCATTGCTTTTGGCGAATGAACTAACATCTGCACCACCCTGTGCGTTCATGTCTGCTAGAGAATCACCCACGTAGGTTGTGTGGAATATGATTCCCACTTTAGCTCTGTCAATCTGTTTACCTAGATCACCTGCTTCTGGAACTGCATAAGTTATTGTGTTAGGTGTGAACGTAAGATTAGGTTTGCCGTCTACGTTTTTACGTGTAATGTCTTCGTCCGTAAACAATAGGTCACCCTGCACCACGCCTTGAATGTTTAGTTTCTTGAGATGCACAAGACATTTCAATAGTTTCTGTCCAAGGTCGTCTGTACCGTGATTGTTAGCAATATCTTTTTTGGTGTAGTTAATTTTTGCATTCTTGGCGAACACTGATTTCGTGCCCACAAAGAATCTGCCGTTGTCTGGATTGGTCCCACATACCACAGCAGGAGCACCGTCCCACTTGACTGACACACTCATTGCTTCTGAACTTGTGCCTTTGAGTGTTAGTAGTAGTCCCCTGAAGTATTCCACCACTGCCTTGCCACCCTCGTAGCCGTCAGTGATCACTATGTCCTCGATGTGTTCTAGGTGTGTCCTCTTGAACTCTGTCAGGACATCTTCTATCAACATGATTAGTCCTCTTTGTATTCGCCGTCTTGGATTTTGAGCAGGTTCTCTTTGACGTCTCTGTTCTCTTTGATACGAGCCACACCTTTTGTGAACTTGGATGCGTCCATGTTCTTGAGTGCTGAATTGAACTTCTTCTCCAGTTTGAATGCTGTGTCTTGGTCGAAGTTTTCTCTGATGTAAGTCATGAGCCTGATGGCTGACTCCAGGATGTGTGAAGCACGGCTCTCCACCACCTCTTCTTTGTCCCTTCTTAGGGGCATAGAGCTCAATTCTTCCAATAAACTTTTAGTGTGTTTGTGCATACATGGTATTTACTTCTTATTATAGCAGAATTATAGCAAAAGTCTACTGGTCGACACATATATACTTTATATGAAACTGAGTCAACAGCAAAAGATAAGATTGTATTCACATCATGAGCATGATCTTGATATCGAGGACGAGTTCTGGCCCATAATGGGCATACTGCTGGCCATAGTGGGTGTGTGGACAGGCATCATACACTTCATAGATTGGCTCACCATAGACTCAATCCCATGGTGGGCGGAACCGTTCACCATAGTGCCTATAATATTCCTACTCATAATGAAAGAACACTACGACTCACTGAATCCTTTGCACTGGTGGCCCATGGTATGGGGTTACGAGGCCAAGTTGCCAGAAGAGGACAGGATAACGATCAGACCTTTGGACACGGAACGTATCATGGATGAGCATGGTGGTAGATTGAACGTGTACATCATAGACTACGAACACATCAAGTTCCGTAGGCGGAAGGATGCCGTTATTTTTGGGTTGAAGTATTTCTAGAAGACACAAACACGGTGCCGTATTTGTTTTCGTACACGTTGAGTTTGTCTGAGAGTTCTTTGACTATCTGTTGGTAGTCCGCCACTTGTACTTCCAAGTTGCCTATCTGAGCCCTCAGTAATCGGACTTCGTCCTTACTTGCCTTGTCCTGCATACGCCTTGTAACTTCTCTTCTTGGCCTTGTTCATGGAGCTCATCTTGATCCTGCTCTTGTTCTTGCCTTGGGAAGTCTTCTTGGGTTTGCCTTTTGTGTATCCTGAAACATTTATTGCCATGTCATTATATTATAGTAGACAGTTTGATCTGTCAAGTGTATAATAGTAAATAATATTATGATC